AGAGTAACCTATCCAGCTTTACAGCACCAATCAAAGTGAACAAAGAGAATGGTACACTTTGGTATGAGCAAAGCCTTTCAATGATCCTGGCATCCGATACTAAGGAGCTAAGATCTGAGATACACTTGCTTGCTCAGAATGAGGTTTGCTGTTTGGTGGAGAAAGCCAACGGTACATGGGTTGCATTGGGCTTGAATGAAGGCCTACAGGTGGCAGATGCCAATGAATATACATCCGGAGTGTTAAAATCAGACCGTCAAGGGCATGTAATTGTTCTTAATGGTATGGAAAATGACGAGGTTCCTGATGTAGCTGATGGTGTAATAACCACATTGCTATCACAGCAGTCACCTGCAATCTAATATATCTCATAAATTCTACCAAGGGGAGGGCAATGTCCCTCCCTTTTTTGTAAATTAGAGCCATGAAAAACTTGAAAATCAAAAAGGAATGTATCGGATTAAAGGTCAGAGGTGGCTTTTTAAACAAGTGGTACATCATTGAGGAGGGCAATGAGGAGCTGTATTGGCAGATGGGAATAATTGATATTTTTGAAAAGTCAGAGCCTGCAATTGTTAAAAAAGTAAAGGATGTTAAGGATAGAAAAAAACAATCAGAGTACGTTGATAGTAACGGTCTCGGAATTGACAACGATTCCAGCCCCATACTATCTCTTTGAATTCATTGAGGAGCAAACACAGGAAGCCTTGTATTGCATATTAACCAATATCAGCACAGGCATTCCGCGATATGACGAGTTTACGCTGGTTGATGGGGTTGATATTACATTTCCCTACGCTGGTTTTTACACATACAAGATATACCAACAGGCAAGCTCATCCAATTTGGATCCTGCGCTATCTGATGGAATGGTGGAGGAGGGCCGTGCCCATGTTTATGAGATGGATAGCCCATCTAATTATTATGATTATAACGTGACAAATTTTGTCTATGAGTAAGGTTTTAAATGTGCAGTTTAGTAAGTCATTCACCGTACCGGTGGAGGAGCTTGATAAGGGCCAAGGGTTCGTAAAATGGGGGAAGAAAAATGATTATCCTTTCTTTATCATTGATTTGCTACATGGCTCAGCCTGGCACCAGGGTATCTTGAAAAACAAGAGCTACTATATTTCAGGCGGTGGCCTTGAGGTGGTTAGTGGAGATGCACAGCCATTCCTTAATAACGAGTTTAGGGATTTCGACATGAATGAGATAGCTCAAAGAATGACCTTTGATTTTGAGCTATTTGGTGCCATGTGTGTTAAGGGTACTTGGAATAGGGAAGGCACCAGGGTGGTAGCATGGGAGCACCTTGATGTTGATGCATGCAGGTTGTCTGAGGATGAGCGCACACTTTATGTATCAGATGATTGGAATGCCAGGAGGCAAACACCTGAGGATACAAATTTCCGCACATATCCAGCCTTGGATGAGAACAATCCGCATGGGGCATTCTTTATTTATTACAAGGAGCCAAGCAAGCAGGCTAAGGGTGAGAAAGGAATATATCCAAAACCACCATATGTTGGTGGAATCACAGCCATCCAAACTGATTGCGATATATCAAGGTTCCATATGTTTGAAATTTCCAATGGATTCAAAGCAGGTACATTGATTAATCTGCCGGGAGGTTTTCCGGAGACAGCTGAGGAGGAGCGCAAAATAAAGGAGCAGATTAAGGGCCCTGTGCAATCCATTGAATCAGCTGGTGAAATTATTATCACGTTTAGCCAAACAAAGGATGATGCACCATCTGTCATGCAGCTATCAGGAAATGACCTAGATAAGCGCTATGAGATGACAGAGAAAGCTGTGCAGCAAAACATATTGGTAGCTCACAGCATCACAGCACCTACTTTGTTTGGTATCATCCAGCAGGGGTCATTCAATGCAGCGGAGAGTGCTGATTTGTTTGAGATATTCAAGGTGACCTATGTGAGCTCAAGGCAAAAGCAGATTGAGTGGATGATAAACTACATGGCCCAATTGAGTGGCTCATCTGCTATACTCAAGCTGGTTGATGTTACACCTATCGGAACTGTACCACAGGTAGATGCAGCAGCACCTGCAGCTGATGTGGCAGCGGACCCATTGGCAGCTGGAGAGATTGATGTTGCCAAAACAGCATTGAATGGTGCACAGATTGCATCAATAATTGATGTTGTGGCAGCCATCAAGGAAGGTGTGTTAACTCCTGAGGCAGCGCTACAGGTACTATTGGCATCATTCCCTACCATTGCAGAGGCACAAGCTCGCGAGATAGTGGGATTGGAAAGTGACGGCATGGGATTCTGTAACCACAAACAGCTGTTTTCGGACCAAAGTATTGAGCTTTTCCTGCAACATGGAGAGCATAAGGACCAATTTGAGATAATTAAAAGCGTACCTGTTGAATGGGATACACCATCTGAGGAGGTATTCAGCAGAGAGCAGCAGATGTTTGACGAGATTGGTCAAATAATGGTGCAGCTTACTGACCTTGAAAAGGCTGTGTTGACCTTGTTACAGGAGGATGATGAGGAGGCAGGCTCAATTGCCAAGGCAACAGGTGAGCCATTGCAGGTGATTGTCCAGGTGATTGAGAAATTAGTGATGCTGGGCCTGTATGAAAAGCCATCCGTTGATGCTGAGGGTGTGCGTACAGGTGGGACAGTAACACCAACAGGTGGGCAGGTGGTGAATCAGATACCAGGAGCAGAGCAGCCACAGTATGAGATCCGCTACAGCTATGAAAAACGTCAAGGTGTACCACCTGTAAAAACCAAATCAAGGGATTTTTGCAAGGCATTAATGGGTGCCGAGAGATTGTACACAAGAGAAGAAATAAAATTCATCTCAGGCAAAGAGGGTAGAGATGTGTGGAAATATAGAGGTGGATGGTACACCAATCCTGATACTAAAGTAACTACACCATGGTGCCGTCACATATGGATGCAGAATCTTGTAAAACGTAAACAATGAATTACTTAATTTCAGCGGAAAACATCCGCAAGCTGGGGTTGATACATCCCAATACAGATACAAAACTGCTCACTGTAATCATTAAGCGGTCACAGGATATGCACATCCAGCCAGCAACAGGCACACCTTTGTACAAGGCGCTGCTGCTTAGGGTACAAAATAATGATTGGACCAATCCGGATTATGTGACATTGATGAATGATTATGTAATTCCTTGCCTGGTGGCGTTTGTTGATTACAGGAGTGCTACATTGCTCAATGAAAAGCTCACCAATAAGAGCGTAGGTAGGCAGTCAGATGAGACAATGACAGCCAATGATGACAGCCAAAGCAAGGTGATGCGTGACCAGCTCAGAAAGGATGCATATTTTTACAAGGAGAGATTGATTGGATACCTTAAAGATGATGGTGGTGTGATGTTTCCGGAGTATGTACAGAGCCCATGTGAACATGAGGCCGTGAGAAAGGACAGAACAGGGTACACACCAACAGGCTGGATAGTATGAAATTCAAGATATCACAGAAACAAATTGACAAATTAAAGCAATACCTAAATGCTAAGGACATTAAACCAGGTAATGCGCGAGCTCAGCGAGATAGCAAGCGCACACCGGCAAATAAATGAATTCTTTCAAGGTGATTTCCTTGATGCCATCAGCCGAGATGCTGCTCAATATCCATTGATGGTGGTCACATTGGCACCTGGTAATGTCAACGAAACAAGCGTACAGATGAGTGCTACAATCACCATCTGTGATAAGTACAATCATTCAGAGTATAGGCAGATTAATGAGGTGCATTCTGACTGCTTAAGTATAGTGAATGATTTGAATACCACATTCAGACAGTATAGGTGGACAGAATTCGTGGATATCACTGATGACATTACCATTGAGCCATTCATTAATGAGGGGCAGGATATGGTGGCAGGCTGGACCATGTCGGTTAATTTTGATGTGTATAATGAATTGAATTGGTGTGATATTCCATATGATAATTATGATTTTGAGAATGGTCCTGCAGCAGCTGAGGCATGCGGTGACCCATTCACAACATATCAGATATATGTCAATGGCAATTTAATTGATACATTTACACTATCCACAACGGAAAATAATACCATAAATATTGAATACTAATGGCGGTAACCACAGTTAACATACCTACACAGGTAGAAACATATGCTGATTTGGCAGCATTTCCAGCTACAGGTGCAAACAATACCATATACATTGCCCTGGATACAAGCATATCATATTACTATGATGGTGCATACCAGCCAATAGGTGGTGCAGGTGGCTCTCAGGATCTGCAATCAGTAACTGATTTTGGCAATGTCACTACCAATGACATTAACCTGGATAATTCAGCTATTGTATTGGACAATTTTTCTAAGCTCACAAAGGGCTGGATTGATAATGGAGCAGATGGTGGTATCGCAAGGGAGTGCGCTGTC